AACGCAAATCTTTATAATAGATTTTGGGCTAACTATGTTAATCAAATTGATAACGGAAAGTTAGTATCGTCTTATTTTAATTTGAATGAAGTTGATATTGCATTTATCAGAAACAACTTAAATACAAAAATATTTGTTAGGGATTCATACTATCACATCAGTAAAATTGTAGATTATAACCCTATCGAAAAAGGATTAACAAAAGTTGAGTTAATTAAGATTGTTGACGGTGTTAGCTTTGTTACAGATAATAGTGTAATTGCCTCAGACTTTCAAAAATCATTTAGGCTTTCGTCAAACTCGGATAGCGTTGATAATGGTAATTTAGATTTAGGTTATAACTCAACTATTAAAGGTTATGATAACGGGGTTGGTGCAGATTCAAAGAACGCATTTATTACGGGAAGTAATAACAGTATTGCAAATGGCATTGATAACGCTTTCATTATAGGAGCAGATAACAAAACAATAACACAAGAGGGAGAGGGATGGATTGGTAAGGTTGAGTATATTGACGGTTTACCCGTAACAAACACAAAGAGTTACAAAGTATATTCAGGTTTAATAACTCAGACGGGTACTTCCGCTCCTAGCGTGAAAGTTTTAGAGACTGATTTTCCTTTTTTATTTTCTAAAGGCTACACATCAACGGGCGTTTTTGTTATTAGTTCGGGGGGAACTTTTGTAGCCGATAAAACTTTTGTGTTTATAGGTAGTAACTCGTCAACAGAGAGTTTTGTTTTGTCAAACGTAATATCAACAACAAACATAAACATAATAACAAAAGACTCATCGGGCAACCTTTCAAACGGTTTATTAACTGACGTGCCATTTGAGATAAGAGTTTATAATTAAAACAAATAAACAAAATAACCTTTTATAAGTATGAATGAATATGATTTTTTTAAAAATATAAGATTAAATGATAGCGGCTTTGTAATTGTCAAGGTTTTACAAAAAAATGGAACTGATAAAAAATCAATAAATAGGAGGTTGTTTTTTAAAAAAGTAGGCTTAACAAACAATAATGAATTAAAAATTTTTATATAGATGGCAGATTTAGACATAAATAATCAATATGATTTTTATAAAAATGTTAAACTCGATGAGAGCGGAGCGTTAAGGGTTAAAGTTGAGGGGGGTACATCTTTTAGCTATATAGAGGATAATTATGCGGGGTTGCTTTTGGTTACGGGAATGACTAACGGAGAGTTAGCCTATATTGAAAACTCACAAGGTACTCAATGGTTGCCCGCAACTGTTGGAGGGACTTATTACCCGTCAGGAATCTACTTGTATAACGGTAGCGATTGGGTTAGTGATAGAAATGAAATATCTTTAAGCCTTAATGATATACTAAAAAACAGAATAGTTGTAACTCAAGACAATTTTTTAACTACAATTTGCGGAGCGATTGATAGCAGTAAGGAGTATTTTTTAGATGGAATTATTGACATAGGTAACAACTCTATAACAGTACCAACAACGGGAATATCTATAAAAGGCTATAGCTTTGATTTAAGCGGCTTAATATCATCAGAGGACAATTACACTATGTTTATAAGTGAAACGTCACTAATCGGCTCTGGTAACTTTTTAGGTAGTGATTACATGATAACAACGGACGGTGCTAACTCAAAAGTTTATGAGTTGTATGATGCAACGGGTTTTAATGCTTTTGAATTTACAAGGATTAATTATATTGACTGTACTAATTTAGGAGATATTTACGATTATAGACAAGGCTTAGAATCGGGAACGGGTCGTTTTAGTGGCTCTCCATCACTTACCTTGCACGGTCTCTGGAGGGGTGGTTATAGGATTACCACTTCAATAGTTAGAAGTTTGGCAGGAACTATGACAGAGCCACTTTTTAAGGCTGGAACTTTATTTCAAATGAATAGTAGATTTTTAACAGATATAAATATTGACCTACCCACGTTAGCACCATTTTGTGATTTTCAAATAGCAAACTTTCCAAACCCCTCTACTGTACAAGTTCAGGGGGCTATATTTAGCAGGGATGGAGTTTTTGACGCTACAGATTCAAATATATTTACAAACTTAAACGCCGCAGATTTGCCGTGTAGTTTTAAGGGTAATATAGGAATTAACAACACTTTTGTCGGGGGAGAAATTAATAATACCAGTGAACTATCTACAACAATAATAACTCAGGGTTCAGCTGTCGATTTAAACGGGACATTCTCCGCAACGGATTTACAACATTTTGATTCCCCTGCGAACGGGAGGTTACGACATACAGGTATTAATCCAAGAGAATTTATTGTTAATTGGGATTTTTTAATTGACGGAAAGTCAAATGATAATTATGAAATATTCCTTATAAAGATTGACAGCCTTGCTAATGTAACCGTTGAGGCGGCTCAGGTAAGGACTGTCAACAATTTTCAAGGGGGGAGAGATGTTGGTATTTGGAGTGGTCAAACCTCTGTTGTATTAAATCAAAACGATTTAGTTTTTTGGCAGGTAGCGAACTTGTTAGATACTGATAACTGTACTTTGGAGTTAGATTCATCTTGGAGCATTAAAGAAAGATAATATGGCAAATAAAACAATTGAAATAGATATTAATGCGGATTCATCAAAGGCGGTTAAATCAGTTGACCAATTAAATGATGAATTAAAAAAGATGACAAAGTTGCGAGATTCCGCAACCGACCCCGCAAAAATAAAAGAATATAATAAACAGATACAATCGTTAGCAGACGAACAGAAAAAACTAACATCAACAACAGAAGAACAAAAGAAAGGTTTAGAGGATTTAGGAGGTGCTTTCGGGGGTGCTATATCAGGAGCAAAAGCATTAGGAAAGCAGTTTTTAGCCTTAATTGCTAATCCTATCGGTGCAGTTTTGGCAGCTATTGTCGTTGTCGTTGGTACTCTTTACAAAGCCTTTTCAAGAACAGAAGAGGGAGGAAACAAACTTAACAAGGGAACGAACGCACTTTCGGGCGTGTTTAACGCATTTTTAAAAGTTCTTGAGCCGATAGCATCCTTTTTGGTAGATGTGTTAGCAGATGCGTTTAATTACATTGGTAATGAAATTGACAAGTTTGTAACAGATTTAACGGGAGCGTTAAAAATTATCGGGTTAGATGGTGCAGCGGATGCAATAGATAATTTTGCTAACTCAACAAGTGCTTTGATAGATAAGACAAACGAACTATCAGATTTAGAAGCAAAACTTTTAAAGTCGAGAAGAGAGCAAGGTTTAATTGAGAAGCAAGCATTAATTGATGCTGAGAAGTTAAGACAAAAGCGAGATGACGAAAGTAATAGTTTGCAAGAGCGTATTGAATTTAACAGACAGTTAAGCGAGGTTTTGCAAAAACAATCTAAGGATGAGTTAGCAATTGCAGGAGATGCATTGAGAGCAGCTCAATTAAGGTTAGAGATTGACGGTAAAACAACGGAGGCGTTAGATGGTTTAGCTGAGGCTAAGTTGGAGGTTTTAGATATTGAGGAAAGGATTAACGGTCAATTATCTGAGCAGTTAGCAAATGAAAACAGTTTAAGAAATGAGGGTAGGGCGGCAAGTGCTGAAAGGATTAAACAGATAGAGGATGAAGCACAGGCAAGGGTTGACGCTTTAGAGAAGATTAAAGAGAGAGAGAGAGCAGATATAGAAGCGGAAGAGGAGGGAGATTTTGAGGATTTTGAGATTGAGGGCGGTATTGACCCCGAACTAAAAGCCTACATTGATTTAGTTAATTCAAAGTTAGAATATGATGAGGAGGCAGCATTAAGAAAGGAGCAGATATTAAGAGAAGAGGTTGAGGCAGAGCGAGCAGCAAACGAGGCTAAGGCGGCTATTCAATCACAATACATTGATTCCGTTTCTAGTGGTATTAAATTATTATCATCATTTGCAGGAGATAGCAAAGCGGCACAAGCTGCCTCAATTATTGCAGAGAATGCGGCAGGTATTACTAAGATGGTAATATCTAATAATATTGCAAACGCAGGGGCTTTAGCTACTCCGCAAGCGATAGCAACATCGGGAGCGAGTGCAGTCCCAGTAATAACAGCTAACAATGTTACAACGGGGTTAAGTATTGCTTCGGCTATTAAAGCAACGGCAGACGGTTTAAGTAAATTAAAGAAAGGCGGTTCGGCAGGAACTAAGCCAAGTTTACCAAGTGGGGGAGGTTCAGCCTCTGCACCGTCAATTAATGAAGATACATTATTTAGCACTCAAAACTTACAAGGTCAAGAGAGTGAAAATGTAGGAGAGGGAGCAGGAATTAATCAAATAAAGGCGGTTGTTGTAGAAAGTGATATTACGAATGTTCAGAAGAAAATAAACGACATAGAAACGACCTCAGAAATAGGCTAAAAAGTATCAATTTATCGGTACTTTTTCAAAAAAGTACTGGTTTCTTGACACGTAGATGTACTATTTATAGGGTCTACAGACGTAGTGCTGTAATATATATATATAAGTAAGTCGAACAAAAGAAAAAAATAAACTTTTATAAGTATGAATGAA